ATTTGCATTTCTTATTGCTGCATCAGATAAACATTTGTCACATGTTTTCTCATCTCGTTTCTTAATTATATCTAGTAAATTACAATTATTGCATCCTAGTAATAAAAAAGGCTTAAAAGCTCCACAATATGCAATAAGCTCTAGATTATTAAAGAAAGATTTATCTAAATTTGCAACATTTAAAGCATCCAGCTCAATTAGAGATTTAAAACCTTTAGATGTTTTAGACTCTGATCAACAAATTATTAAACATATTAGTGATAAAAATTCAAAATATGCTAGAGATGATATGGATGTCTTTTCCATGTCCAAAGAAATAGAAAAATATAAACATCGTGGTGAAAAGTATGCTTTAGACGATATTTCAATCAGGTATAAATGTGTGGAAGCAGTTATATTAGAACTAAGAAAACATAATGATGTTATATATATGGATGAATATGTTAAGAAAATCATAGATGACTTAATAATTTATATCCAAATTTTTAAGAAAAATCAATTATCTAAAGTGAGAGAAATAATGATTTTGACTATGGCTTCTCGTATAGCTATTAATATGGTCGAATCTTATGGCAGAAAATTGATGGAAAATGATAATAGGGAAATGTTAACATCTGGACATGATAAAATTAAACACTATTATAATATGACAAGAAATGCATTATACCAAATTGGATCTAAAGACGCAGATCTATTATATTCTACAGAAGATAAAAAGACTTGGTGTCAACAATTTATGCCATTCATGTTTTCTTATATATATTATCCTGCTACTTATAAATTATCACACAATTTTATGACTATGATATCTGATATTTTATATGCACATCAGAATAAAATAATAGAATTTCCTAGAGAATTATTAAGAGAATTCCTTAAAGATAACAAAATGCAATATAATAATGATGCTTTAACTTATGCTAAGGAATCATCTAAGAAAACTAAATTGCCATTCTTTAAGAATACTAGTAATATGTGTCAAGGTATCTTACATTACTCATCTACTTATTTACATACTTGCTGTTTATCATTGAGAGATTATTATTTGGATGTTTACAAAGCTTCCATGAATTTAAATCTACCTGAATTACAAGATAAGATTAACTTATCAATATCAAAAATGGAGAATATTAATAAAGATGAATCATCTGTGTATGTCATCAAACCTGTTATCTTCAATGTGCATTCATTAGTTACTTCTGATGATTCAATAGATGTTAGGTCACATCCTAAAATTCAATCAATAGGAGATCATTTATTATATGCTCATCTTGATAAGATTTTAATTAGATTCAAAAATATAACCTGGAAATTATGTTGCATGCGAAATTCAGACACTAAATCCTTCATATCATATGTTTTGAACGAATTCAATTCTATATTTAGAACATCATCAACTCATGCTGCACCTTTAATCAAATTTGCTGTTCGATGTGTTGAAGTTTTTAATACAGACTCATTTTCAGATTTTGTTTATGAGGCTTATCAATCATGTAGACAATATAGAGAGAATGGCGGAACTGCATCTGATACATTATATTTTCATTTATTAAATGCATCTTTTGCAGATACTCTATTTAATACTCAGTTTATAATCAATAGTTCTGATATACTTAAAGAATTATCAGAAAAGAATTTGTTACCTTTTGATATGCTGGAATATCCAATTTGTAATACATCTGTTGCTGATTTTGTTGGTCCTGAATTATTCAACTATAAATTACTAAGACGTATTACAAATTCAATAACCTTATATAAGCAAAATGGTGGGGATAATATTAAGAGAGATATGTATGCTGAGCATATTGCATTAACAATATTATCAAATTTATATTTAAGACCTGTGAGAGATATTCCAGATGCTGTTAGAATAATGGAGAACACAGATATATGGGCTAAGAAATTACGTATTAAAACAAAATTATCACCTTCAAAGATTTTAAAAATAAAAAGAAAGAATTTACAACTGAATATAGATCAAGTTATGCATACTTATGCTCTTGATCCTTATTTGATATTTAGAGATCCAAAACATCACTCAGAGATCTTAGCTAAATGTAGCATTAAAATGTATGGTGAAGGAGCTAGTAAATCTTTACGAGATTTGTCTCCTATATTATTTTTCCAAAGATACACTGGTATACGATCAGGTATTTATTATATAAATCCTATATCCAATAATGAAGAATCATATTCAAAAATTATATATGATTTGATGAATGATCATACATCAATAATTGATCATGAGAAAAAATATAAAACATTGTTGAATTGTTTCCCCAATAGACATATATATGAACATGCTGTTATGTACATGGATTTATCTCTGAAAGATCATACTCCTTTATCTCCATATGCAGCAAGAAGACCACAAGATTTTATACTAGGATATGATGATGAATCTTTAAATATTAGACCTTCTGAGTTATTCTACTGGGCATGGGAATTGAAATTTAAAATGCCAATTGAATCTGAATTTAGACAAAATGAATTTTATAGAAATTGGTACAGAGTTAAAGATATAAATCCCATGATTAAAG